CTACAGGGCCTTTTCGGCCAGACCGTAGCGCTTGATCTTGTTGGCCAGACCGACCCGCGAAAGGCCCAGATCCTGCGCCGCCTGCGTCTGGTTCCACTGATGCCGCGCCAGCGTGGATTCCACGATCCGGGCCTCCATCTCTTCCACCATCTCTTTCAGCGTGCCGCCGGTGATCTCCAGACCCTGCGGCAGCGTTTCGGCGAACCTGAGCTTTTCCAACTCGGGTGACAAGTGCCGTTCCGAGATGTAGCCGCCCTGTTCGGCCACCGCGACCATGCGTTGAACCTCGTTCTCCAACTCGCGCACATTGCCCGGGAATCGGTGGCGCGACAGGATCGCCAGAACCTCGGAAGTAAATCCCAGCACCCGCCGCCCAATCACGCCGGCATATTTTTCAAGGAAGAACTCTGCCAACGCGCTAACATCCTCCCGCCGTTCACGTAGAGGCGGAATTGTCAGGCTGAAGCCGTTCAAACGATAGTAGAGGTCCTTGCGGAATTCCCCGCGCGCGACCATTTCGTCGAGCGGCTTGTTGGTGGCGGCGATGATGCGCACATCGGCATGATACACCTCGTCCGACCCGACTGGCTTGACCTCGCCTTCCTGTAGCAGGCGCAACAGGGCCGCCTGAAACGTCATCGAGACCTCGGATATCTCGTCGAGGAACACCGTCCCCCCGTCGGCGGCGCGAAACAGCCCCAGCCGTTCGGCCGCGATGCCGGGAATGGCCCCGGCGAGATGGCCAAAGAGCTCCGCCCGCAGGGTGGTTTCGTCGATGCCGCCACAGTTCTGAATGTGCAACGGCGAGTCGGCGCGGTCGGAGTTGAAATGGATCGCCTTGGCCAGAAGCTCCTTGCCGGTGCCGGTTTCCCCGGTAATCAGCACCGGCATTTCGGTCGTTGCGGCCGTTTTGGCCTTGGACACCACATCGGCCATTTTCGGGCTGGCATAAACCAGGCGTTCGAATTTCGAGATACCGCCCGAGACCGACAGCCGCCTGTTTTCGTCAAACAGATCGTCATCGACGGACAGGTGCAGTTCGCGCGTCACGATCCGATGTCTGCGCGACAGCTCCGTCAGTTCGAGCGCCCGTTTGACCGCCAGTTTCACTTGCGAGACCACCACCGGTTTGGTCAGGAAAAGATAGGCGGCACTGTCACGCGCCAGCTTGTCCGCCTCGCCCAGCGACCGCTGCGAAGCGACAATGACACGCGGCAGGCGCGGATGCGAAAGCCGGACCTTGGCCAGCAGGACGGATTTCTGATCTCCGGCGCCGTCGGAATCGCAGATCACCAGATCCACGTCATGGCTTTCCAGCCGCGACAGCGCCTCGCGCCCCGTCGAAACGATAGACAGCCGGTAGGCCCGATCGCGTTTTAGAGCGCGCTCAAGTACCATCCGGAGGTCGCTGTCCTGTGTAACGGCCAGGATCGTACTGGTGGAGTCATTTGACATGCCTGATGATTACTATTAGCAAACATACTTTGCAAATTGAAAACTAAGTGATCAAAGACCACGCCCTCCAACACCGGTGCGGACGTATCAAATTGCAATCGGCCGGGTATTTCGCACGGCTGTCCACCCCTTTGGATCACCGTTACCAATCTGATGTAGAAGGCGTCATGCCCGATCTTCAATGGAGGCACATTATCCAAGGTCGTCACCCCACTTTCGCCCCCCAGAAAGACGTATGATCCGCCGCGAAATACCCATCCGCCGCGCGGAAATACCCCTGCAGTTCGACGGTATCGCCCGCGCTCAGCGGCACCATGGTCTGCAGCCAGAGCGCCGTGGCGAGCGTCTGATGGGAGCTGGAGACCTCGCCGAACGAGCCCCGGATTTCGGTGGTGCCGTTCAGGACCAGACGCCCGCGCATTCGGGCTGAGGTGCTGGCATTGACCTTGTAGAGCAGGCTCGCGCCGAACAGGTAGGTGCCGGCGACGGGCGCGGTGAAGAGATTGGTTGCGGGGTCGAAGGCACCCTGATTGTTGGCCTCGACCGCGTTGATGCCGATCTTCGTCCAGGCGGTGAGCGCGACGTAATTGTCGTAGTTGGTATAGGCCTTGAATCGTGGCAGTCGGGGCTGGTCGATGATGCCGGTGGCGCGATCAATGGTTAGTGCGTCGCGCCAGGCGCCGCCGTCCGGGCTCACCTTCAGGGTCAGATCGTCGGAGCCGAGGAGCCCGAATTCCGCCCGCCCGGAAAACCCCGACTGAAGCAGGAAAGACAGAACCCCGGCGGCATTTTCCTTGTTGAGGGTGACGCGCAGATCGCCACTGCCGCCCTCGGGCGCGGTGAGCGCGGTCCAGAGTGCCCCGTTCAGCTTGGCCGAAAACGGATTGGCGGCATCGGCGGTGGTGCCGAGACCCAGACGGGTCATGTTCTGCAGCGCGTCCGGCGTGACGCCGATCCACCCTGCGCCATCGAAGACCAGCAGCACCGCCTCATCCTCGATCCAGACCCGCCAGCCTGTTTGCGGCGCGAGCCGCACCCACGCGCTACCCGAAAACATCGCCACGTCGCCGTCCCAACCTGCCCATGCGCCGGTGGCGCCGGTGGCGACGATGTAGCGGTCGCCCTCGGCGGGGCTGCCGGGCGGCGCGGTCAGATCCCGGTCCTTCACGGAAAGCTGCAAGAGGCCATCGAGCCGGTCGAGGGCTTCGTTGTGGGTGACGTGTTTCTGCGCCTGCGCGGCGGTGATGTAGGGAAGCGCGAGGTTCGGGGTGGTCATGGATGCCTCATGCGATGGTCAGGGAGGACTCGGCAGGGCTGCCGCGTCCGAGGGATGGCGAGAGCTGGGCCACGCGGATGGTCAGCGTGGCGCCCGGCACCAGCGCCGCGCCCCAGTCGGCGATCTGATCGGCCGTGCTGTAGGTGACCGTCGCGGTGCCCGCCGTCAGCGTCCGCTTCACGGCGGCGGCGTCGAGAATGTCGATCTCCCAGGCTTCGGGCTGGTCGAGGAGCGGCACCTCGGTCGCCTCCCAGCTGTCTGCGGCCGGGTCGCGGGAGCGGCGGGTCCAGGAAAGGATGATGTCGCCCGACGGCTCGGCCCTTGCCCCGAGATGCACCGGTGCGAAGGGGCGGAGCGAGGCACCCGATGGCGTCAGCGACAGAATGGTGTAGCTGGGATCCGACACGGGCCGGGTAGCGGGCCCCACGGCGAGGTTCCATGGCAGCCCGATCTCGCCGGCCGTAAACGGCAGCTCAGTCACGGCGCCGTCCAGCACCACGACCCGCGCCCCCGGCGGGGCTGGGTTGCCATTCGCGGCTTCCGTGCCCCGCTGCCCACGCAGGAGCGTGGTCAGGCGATAGCGGTCGGGGGCGATGAGCGTCACGTCGCGGGCCTGCAGCACCTCCCATGTTCCCGGCGCACTCTCCACGGCGAAGGCATTGGCGCCGCCAAAGAGTTGCAGGTCGGTGACGCTTTCAAGCTGGCCCCAAGGGAGGTCGATCTCCAGCACCGCACCCCGATCCCATCGCCAAGCGGGTCCGGATGGAAAATCGCTGGCCAGCGTCCCGATCCGTGCCCGGCGGGTGATGGTGGCGAAACTCGCCCAGCTGGACGTCTCAGGGCTGCGCAGCACGGCAACCGTGCCAGGCCAGGGATCGGCGTCGATGGCAATGAGGGGGCGCGGTGACGTGTGGGCGCTGGTCAGCTGCGGCAGATCGAGGATCGCCACCTGCGGCGCGCCGAGGGGCACGGAGCGGGCCACGGCGGCTGTGCGCCCAGCCCCGGGCGGCAGGTCGTAGACCTCGCGGTCCTGGCGCACGGCCTCGATGAGGCGGGCGAGCCCGTCGGCAATGCGGGTGAGGCGAAACTCGGTTGTGCCGGGGTCCTCGAGCGCCACCACGTCGCCCGGATCGAGGGCGAGGCGCGAGGGCGGCAGGGCGAATGTCGCCCGCTCGCGCGCGGTCCATGTTTCCATCAGAGCACGGCGGCAGCGGCGCTCGGCCTCCTCTGGCGCGACGGCCACCGGGAAGTTCTCGGCGGTGACGCGCACGGCCCCGGTGATGATGCGGCGGGCTTCGACCAGCGCACTGTCGTAATCCTCGTCGGCGCGGGCAACGCTCCAGCGCAGAACTTGGGGCAGCTCGGTCTCCTGGCCGCGGGTGCGCTCGATGTCCTCGCCGTTTCCTGCGACCAGGTCGTCGGGCGTGATGGTGGAAACGGACGCGCGGCCACGCATGACAAAGCGGATTACGCCCTCGCTTTCCACGGCATCGAAGCCGAAGTGGCGGGCGAGCATGGAAATGGTGGTGCGCGGGCTTTCGATGGCGGGGATTACCAACCCTTCGACCGCGCCCCAGAGGCCGCAGACGTCGATAAGTGCGGCGTCCATGCCAGCGGCGAGGCAGAGATGACGCACCAGCGCGGCGAGAGAAACCGCGCCGAGCCGCCCGGTGAGCCAATGTCCGAGTTGCCAGTTGGCGCCGTCGGACCAGACGTCGGTGAGGGCCGGGAAGAACGGGTGCGGGCGGGCGTCCCAGGACCAGGCGGCGCAGTCGCCCGTGTCGACCATCGGCAGGCCGGTGATACTCGAGGCTGGATTGTTCGCCGGGTCGCCCCAGTAGAGCGCGGTGGCCTCGAGATAGGCCCGCTGGATGGCATCGTCCCGCCACCCCCGTGAGAAATACGGCGCCGCGCTTTCCGAGGATTTCGGGTCATGGAAGACATTGGGCTGGTTCGTGCCCCGGTCAATGGAGGGGCAGCCGAACTCGGTAAAGCGGATGGGCTTGGACTGTGGCGTCCATGCCGTCGGCGTCGCGCTTTCAACGCCACCGGGGCGGTCGTAATGCGGGTTCGACCACCAGCTCACCAGGTCCTTGTAGCGGAAGACCCAGTCCTTGCCATAGGCCCCATCCGAGATCGGCGTGCGGATCTGCGCCTCGCGGTCCGCCGCGTTCACGTAGAACCAGTCGAACCCTTCGCCGCCGGCGATGTTCGCCTGCAGATAGGCACGGTCATACACCGCCGGCGCGCCCGCAACCGCATCCGCGTGCTCGAAGCCGTCCCGCCAGTCGGAGAGCGGCATGTAGTTGTCGATCCCGACGAAATCGATGCTGCCGTCCGCCCAGAGCGGATCGAGATGGAAGAACACGTCGCCGCTGCCGTCTTGCGGATGGTGGCCGAAGTATTCCGACCAGTCGGCGGCGTAGCTGACCTTGGTGGACGGCCCGAGGATCGCGCGCACATCAGCCGCGAGGCTCCGGAGCTCCGCCACCGCCGGATAGCTCTTCGCGCTGTCGCGGATGGTGGTCAGCCCGCGCAGTTCGGAGCCGATCAGGAAGGCATCGACTCCGCCGGCCGCCGCGCAGAGATGGGCGTAGTGCAGGATCATCCGCCGCCAGCCCCAGTCATTGCCGCCGGTCCAGGAGACCGTCTCGCCGGAGACGGCGAAGTCAGAGACCTGCGCATTGCCGAAGAAACCCGCGACCTGGCCGGCCGCCGTTGCCGTCTTGTCGACCGTGCCCGCGTAACCCGGCGCCGGTGAACAGGTGATCCGCCCACGCCATGGCAGCGCGGGCTGGCCGAGGATCGCGGCGTTGTCGCTGTAGGGATACGGCAGGCTGTTGCCCTCGGGGACATCCATGAGGATGAAGGGATAGAAGGTGACGCGGTAGCCCCGCGCCTTGAGCTCGCGGATCGCTTGCACTACGGCCGAGTCGCTCGGCGTGCCGCCATAGACGGGCCGGCCGTCGGCGTCGGTCGACACCAGATGTGCCGAGGCGCGGTCCACGCCGTTCACCTGCCAGACCTGCGGGGTGGTGGTCTTGGTGGTGGTCTCGACGCCCGGGCGGATGGTGCAGTTGCCCGCGCGCAGGTCGTTGCCGAACCACGAAACCACCAGCGACACGCTTTCGACCGCCGGCGCCAGCGCCTCGAGCCGGTCGAGGGAGACCAGGAAATCCGCCCTGTCTGTCTCGGCATGGACGTTCTCGGGCGTTGTCTTCGCGCCTTCCACCCGCATCACCGGTTCGGTGGCATAGACGAACTCGCCCGCGCCGGGGATCATGGTGACGGCGCGGATCGCCCCCTCGGCGGTGTCGGGGTCGGCAAGCGGCCGGAAGACCTCGAAGGAAAGCTGTGGGATGCGGTTGCCGAAAGGCGTGAGGTCGAGTTCCTCGAACACCACGTAAGCCGTGCCGCGATAGGCTGGCGCGCCCTCGGCCCCCATCTTGGCGGCGATGAACGGGTCGGCCGCCTGCGCCTCATCGCCCGGATACCAGCGCCAAGTGACGGTCGAGGTATCGAGCAACTCGCCGTCAGCCCAGATCCGGCCGATGCCGGTGATGGGGCCCTCGCAGAGCGCAACCGCGAAGGAGGCGGTGTAGGAATACTCGGTGGTGGTGACCTTGGGCCCACCGCCCTTGCCGCCGCCCTGGGTCGTGGTGCTCACATGCTCGGTGAAGTCGGTCGCCCAGATGATGTTGCCCCCGATCCGCATGCGGCCGAAGACGCGCGGGATCGTCGTGCCTTCGGTGGCCGAGGTGACCCGCAGGCTGTCGAGCCGCGCGCCCTCGTAGCGCTGGTCGGGCTGGAGGGAGCCCACGATCCAGCTGTCCACGACGGAGCCCGCCATGGTGCCGATCGCGCCACCAATGGTGGCGGCGGAGATGCCGAGGAGACCGCCGCCGATCGAGGCGCCGATGGCCTGACCGGCAAGGCCGAGCACGAGCGTGGCCATTATCGCCTCCGGGGTTGCGGATAGAGAAAGGCGAAGGCCAGACGCCGCCGCCAGGACCGAGTGAAGGATTCCTCGATCACGCCCAACCGTTCGCGGGCGTGGATGAGGGTGCCGGTGTCTGTCAGAATGCCGACATGCTTGGCGATGGCCCGCTCGCGCATGCGGAACATCAGGAGCGCGCCGGGTGGCGGATCATGCCTCCCCACCTCGATCATGCAGTCGCGCGCGCCCTCGGCGAGCACTTCGCGCGGCCCGGCCTCGCCCCAGTCGCGGCTGTAGGGCGGGATCGGGAAGGGTTCCGGCCCAACCACCTCGCGCCAGATGCCGCGCGCAAGCCCGAGGCAGTCGCAGCCAACGCCCTTCGCGCTCTGCTGGTCGTGATAGGGCGTGCCGAGCCAGGCGCGCGCCGCCGCGATCACCTTCGCCCGCGCGACGGGTCGAAGGATGAAACCTGTGGTCAAAGCACACCCCCGTCATTGGCCTTCCCCTGGCTCGCGTAGCGCAACACCGTGTCGTTACCGGGGATATGCGGGAAGCCCCGGAAATTGACGGTGTTGGCGAAGCGGTCGCGGCAAGTGGCAAAGGCCTTGTCGCAGCCCGCGCGGATGGTGAAGGTGTCGTTCCCGGCGATGGGGCTCGCGGGCGGCTCCAGCAGCGTGATGACGGCCTCACCCGTCGTGGCGACCTCATGGCGCTCCACCTCCACGCACCTCCCGGTATTGGCGCCGGTGTCCCAGGTCAGCGTGCCGAAGGTGAAGAGCCCCGCGGCGAAGCCCGAAAGCCCCGCTGCCGAGAACGCCCGGTCGCGCAACAGGACCGCGACAGTGCCGGCGCCCTTCCAGGCCGCGTTCTCCAGATCGATCCCGCAGCGCCCGTCACCCAGCACCGCGTCGCAGCCGGCCTGGAAGCTCCGCCCCACGGGCTGATCCAGAACATGGGCAAGCGAGCGTATCTCGGCGGTGAAGGCCACGCGCCCGCGCCGGATCTCGCCGATCGCACCCCGTCGCATGAGCACCCGCTGGCTGGTATCCTGCCAGTTCACCCGCCAGACCTCGACCGCCGCCCCGTCCCAGAGCCCCGCGGCGATGTCGGCCTCGGTGATGACGCCCGATCGCAGCACGCCTTCTGCATCCTGCGCGTCAACCGCCAAATCACCCGAGGCGCGAAGCTCTGAGGCCGCAAATCCGCTTTCCGGCTCGAAGCTGATTCCATCGAAGGAAAGCGCCCGATCATGGTCGGTGAAGCCGAACACCTGCCCGTCAGCGCGCGTGATCCGCCAGCACCAGGCAAGCGTGGTCGTGCCCTCGTCGAGATGGGATTGCAGTGCGGGCAAGAGTGATTTCATCGGCAGGTTCCCGTCATGCGGTCGTCGAGATCGGCGATCCAGTCGGCCCAGTCCGGCGGAACCTGCGTCACGGTTTCCGCCGGTGGCCGGGCCAGCCAGGCCTCGGCGTAGGAAATGCACCCCGCGTCACCAGTGCCCATCGTTGCGGCGCAGCCGCTGAGCAGGATCATCGCCGCCGGCGCGGCCCTTCGCCACCGCCGCGCGGCCCCGCTCCATCCGCTCATGGCTATTCTCCAAGGCATCACGTTCCGCCTCCCGTTTGCCCGTGCGTCTGCCTTCCACGCGGCCCCAGACCCGTCCCAGGACAATGCCTCCGACCGCGCCCAGAGCCGCGACCAGCCAGATCAGGAACTCAACCATCGCCACGGAACCCCCGCTCGATCCGGTCGCGCAGACCGATGAGGCCGAGACCGAGGAAGATGAGTCCTGCAGGTGATGCGTCGCCGCTGCCAGCCAGCAGCGTGATGAAGCGGGCAAGTTCGCCAACTGGTCCAGCGGCGGGCAGCACAAGCGACGCGATGCCGGTGAGCATGGCGAGCAGTCCCGCCCACCAGGTCAAGGATTTGGGCCGAAAATAGCGCATGGGGATCAGCTCCTTCTGAACAGGCGGCGCAGGATGGCGGCCAGCCGGGCGAGCCAGCCGGTCGGCAGATTGGGGGTTGCGGAAATGGCGGGCTTGGCGGGACGCAGCAGGTCCAGCGCTTGCGTTTCGGTCAGGCGACGGATCGGCCGCGAGAAGTCCACGCGTCCCGTGCGGTCCACGGACCAGACCGGGATGGTGCCGTCGGGATAGCGGCCATGGCGGAACAGGTCGCGCTCGGCCTCCCGGCGCGGAATGATCGAGGCGGGCTTGCGCCAGTTCAGAAACGCATCGGCGGCGGCTACGCGATCGCCGGCATTAAGGTGCCGGGCCAGCGACGCGCGAGAAATGCCACCGGTATTGAAATGGAAGCTGACCAGTGCGTCGAACTCGTGCGGCGCCAGCGGCACGGTCACGGCGCGCAGGACGTCGACCTCGTAGCGGGCCAGGTCGGCACGAAACACCCGGAACGCCTCGCGGATCCCGGCGTCCAGGTCCTGGGGCATGCCGCGCGGCATGGAGGACGGATCGGGCAGCCCGGCAGCCGCGGTATGGCCGATGCCGAAGGTCCAGGTGCCGGTGGAATCGCGGTAGGGCCCGGGCACGATGCCCTCGTGCCGGGCAAGGGCCATGAGGCCCCGGTCTGTCATAAGCATGGGGTTACCTCAGAAGCGAAAGGATCAGGATCAGCGCGGCGACCGCGAGGCCGATGCGCAGACGGTGGGCAAAAGCGTCACGCGGGTCGTCGGTGAGGCGCCGCAGGCCGCGCAGGACGCGAACGAGTTCAGTCATCGCCGCCCTCCCGCGCCTGGCGAAGGCGGGCCAGCACCAGTTCGATCACCGCTGGTCCGAAAACACCGACGAGATAGGCGGCCGAGCCCGCTGCCCCCCCGGCCGGGATCGCCTGCGGTGGCAGGCCCAGCCAGCTGGTGATGACGGCCATGGAGAAGCTGCCCATGCCGGCGGCGATCAACCCGCCGAGCAGGATGTGACGCAGCGCATCGCGCAGGCGCATCTTCGTGGTCAGCGCGTTAGTGGCGCCCCCGAGCGCGCCCCAGGCGGCCAGGATCACCGCCGTCGAGGCCGCAAGGTCGCGCAGCACCGTCGCCACGAAGCCGGAATTGTCGTTCATCGCCGGATCTCCAGGAGCGGGATGGAGGTGATGGAGCCGAGGCGCTCGAAGTCGAGCGTCACGTCGAGCGTGTCGGTGTCGAAGCGGACCGGGACGTCGAACTCGAAGCCGGCGGTGATCACGGCGCCAGAAGCCGGGGCGGCCGTGAAGCTGACGATGCCGGTGGTGGTGTCGACCGACCAGCCGGAGGTCTGTTCAGTGCCGTCGATGGCCACAAGAACCGAACCCGCGACCGGCTTGGTGATGGCCCGGGTCCAGCTCTGCGATCCCGACGCGTAGGCCTTCACCAGCTGGAAATCGGTCGTCACGCCGTCTCCGGTGCCGATCGCCTGATCGGTCGCCGATGGCGTCTGCGATGGTGTGCAGGACTTGTAATCCGCCCAATCCTTGAAGCGGTAGCCATAGAGGCGACCGTTGCGTGCCTCGAAGAAGGCGACCACCGCCGCTAGATCGTCCGCGCGGCGGATGCCGTAGGCGACGTCATAGCGTCGGCGCGAGTTCGCCCAGCTTGCGTTGCGCTCCTCGTCGCCCGAGGCAAGCTCGACGATCTGCGTGCGGCGCTCGGGGCCGCCCCGGGCGCCCCGGCTGATATTGTCGGGAAACCGGACTTCGTGGAATGCCATCAGAGCCCCCTGCGCCCGAGCGCCACCGCCCGGGCGATGTCAGCCGCGACCTGCGTGCGCGATTGCCGGAAGCTCTCGGCGTCGCGGGTTTTGATGTTGATGGTGACGCCGCCGTCGGCGCCGTAGCTCTGTGCCTCGCGGCGCGACAGCACCCGCTCGCCGCGCTGCAGGATCGCGGGCACCTCGTCGGGCCTGAGGCCGACCCAGGTGGGAGCGCCCACCGCGCCACCGGCATGCATCCGGGGTGCCCCGGCGAAAGCCATGGCGGGGACCATGCGCGATGGTGCCGGCCCGCCGACCACACCGCCCGCGTGGAACACCCCGGCAAGGAGCCCGCCCGCGCCACCGAGAATGCCACCGAGGGCGCTGGCCATGGGACCGAGAATGAACCGCCTTGCCGCGAGCCGCGCCAGATCGGCGATCAGGGAAGTCACCAAATCACGGAAATCCAGCTTGCCGGACTTCACGAATTCCGCCACCGCGTCCTCGGCGCTGCGGAAGGCGCCCACGAGGCTCTGGCCGATATCGGCGCCGATGTCGCGGGCCTTGCTGGCATAGTCCGCGAGCGTCGCGGTGACCGCCGCCCAACCGGTTGCCGCCTGCTCCGCGCCGTCGACATTGGCGGCTCCCGCGGCCCGGCCCGCCTGACCGGCCGTGTCCAGCGCCTCGCTCACGCGGTCGGCCGCCGCAGTCGCCTGGTCGAGTGCATCCGCCCCATCCTCACCGCTTGCCTGCATCGCGGCTCTCAGCGCGTCCACGGCCTCGCGCACGCCATCGAAGGCGTGGGCGCGGGTGTCGGCGGCGCGGGAACGCAGCGCATCGGCCTGGTGGCCGGCATTGCTGGCTGCATGGTCCAGATACGACGCGTAGCTCTGCGCCCCGAAGACATCGATCCGGGCATCGGCCCCGAGTTGCTCCGAGACCGCGTTGAAGGTTGGCCCGATCTGGGCGAGAAAGTCGGCCCACTTCGAGGACAGGAACGCCATGAGCCGCAGCCAGATCGCCTCGATGTCGGCGCGCATGGCGCGGAAGTCATCGACGAAGGAGGTGACGGTCACCTTGATCCCGTCCCAGACCGCCTTCGCGACATTGCCCATGAGTTCGAGCGCCTCGCCGAAGCCGCCGGCGCCGCGCACCAGCTTCGTGAACTGGTAGATCAACTCGCCCGCGCCGACGACCAGGGCGCCAATGCCGGTGCGGATGAGTGCCCCGCGCAGGACGACCAGAGCCGTGGCAAGGCCGCGCACGGACAGAGCGGCAGCGGCCAGCCCGGCGACCCAGCGGCTGGCGAGGAAACCCGCGAAGGTGGCCGCATAGGTGGTCAGTCGGCCGATATTGTCGAAGAGCCCGGTGATGGCCTTGCCGAGCGGGCCGGTGCGGCTCGCGAGTGTCGCCATGGCATCGGCGACGGCTTCCAACGCGGGGGCCGCTGCGACAGCCAGCTGGTTCGCGAGCCCGCGCCAGATCAGCCCCAGCCGGGAGATCGCGTCGTTCGTCCGCTCGATCTGGTCGGCGTCCGTCTCCGAAACCACGACACCAAAGGCGCGCACGTCCTCGGTCGCCTGGCGCAGCGTCGCGGTGTCCATGCGGCTCATGGCGATGGAGCCTTCCTCGCCGAAAAGCTGCCCCGCGACGGCGGCGCGCTCGGCGGCGGGCACGAAATCCTCGATCGCGGCGTTGATCGCGCCGACGCGCTCGTCGAGCGGGAGGGCCAGCAGGTCGGACGCAGACAGCCCCAGACGTTCCAATGCTTGCGCGGCCGGGCCGGTTCCGGCCGCAGCCTGGCTCAGCCGCCGGGTCAGGTCCTTGGTCGCCTGTTCGATCCCGGACATCGACACGCCCGCCAACTTGCCCGCCCGCTCGAGCGTCTGGACCGAGGCAACGGTGGTGCCGAGCGATTGCGCCAGCTTGGCCTGCGCATCCACGGTTTGCAGCCCCGAACGGACCATGGCGACGCCTGCGGCCGTGGCGGCCGCGACGGCGGCGGCAGCGGCCACCCGCCCCCGCCGTGCGAAGCCCGCAAGCCGGGCGTTGGCCGCCTCCATCTCTTGGGCAAGCCGTCCGAAGCCGCGCTTGCCGGCCTCGCCGACACCCTCCAGCTCGGCGCGGACCTGCCGGCCGCCGGCCGCCGCGAGGCGGACGCTAACCCGTTTTTCCGCCATCGGAATGTTCCATATGTTCGTTGAGCTTGGTCACCATCACCGCTTCGATGATCGGCAACAATTCCGCCGTGGCGGCGGGTGGCAATCCGAGAGCGTCACCGAGCGCCAGTGCCGCGCTCATGTCCCAGCCGATCACCGCGCCCGGCAGCACGCGCAGCTGGCCGCCGAGACGCCCGACCAGGTCCCAGACCTGCCAGCCCTCGAGGGTCAACGGCCGGTTCAGCCGCGCCGGGCAGTCCGGGCACGGCCCCGGGCAGGCTTCGCAGTATCGCTCGCCCCCGCCGAAGGACCATTCGGCAAGGGCGCGGAGGCGTTTTTTTCCTGTTCCAGCAGCAGGCCCCTGGAGACGTAGGCGAGCTGGAAGGCCTCGAAGATCGGCCAGATGTCCAAGAGGGCGTCTATCGCCTCGGGGCTCGGGTTGATCGCGTTGCCGTCGGCATCGCCCACGCCTTCCCAGGCAAGCACCGCCTTGCGCGCCAGCGCCTTCGCGAACGCCAGCGCGCGCTCTTCGTCGGACGCCTCTTCGGGCACCGCCTCCACGGCCGGATCGCTGCGCGTCGCCACCATCAGCGCGGTGGTCAGCGGGCGCAGCTGCACGCGGACACCAGGCGCCAGCTCGAGCCAGCGCGGCTCATTGGAAAGATCGAGGGTCAGCATGATCAGTAACTCGCAACAGCATTCTTGAGGACGATTGTGCACATCTGCCCGGCCACGGGGTCATGGGCCGCCTGCCAGTCGAAGCTCGCCTGGATGCCCTGTGGCCCCTGGATTTCCACTCGGGGGCGCGGCAGGTAGACGGCATGGGCGGTGATGGTCAGGCTGACATTGGCCGAGATAGTCCAGGAGAACTCGAGGCTGGCCGCCGTCCCGTTCAGCGCCTGGTCCATCAGCGTGGTGTCGGCGAAGCGCACGTCGATCTTGCCGGTGAGCGCGGCGATGGACGGGTCTGCCCCGTCGATGCGGCCATCGTTGCGGATGGTCTCGATCCGCTCGACATTGTTGGCATAGGTGAGGTCCGCCGAGACGATGTTGCCAAGCGCCGTGCCGTTCCTCTTGATCGCCCCGTTGAAATGGCCAAAGCGTTGGAGCGCGTAGGCGGTTGGCGTGCCGGCCGCTGTCGCCGTGGCAACGTTCTCGCCCTGCGCCACCAGCTTCACATCCGTCGTCAGCAACCCCGAACGCTGCATGGCGATGCTGAGCTGGTCCAGCACGCAGCCCGTGTACATGGCGAAGCGCGGAATCTCCGGCATCGCCACCTCGATCGCCATGCTCGGGAGCGACCACGATCCCGACTTGTAGGTGTGGGTCTTGTTCGTGGTGCCCGTGGTGGTCGGCGCCCCGAAAGCCGCCTTGAGCCAGAAACCGAAGGCCTCGGCGTCGAGCGGCACGGTGATGGCGCCGTCGGCCGTCACCGCGTCCTTCAATGGGGCCAGCGGATCGCGGCCGTAACCGAGAAGTTCCGAGGCCAGCAGCGGCTGCTCGGCCCCGAGCGAGGCGCTGGCGAAGGGCATCTGCATGAAGCCCGAGGCCGGCGCGGTGCCATAGGTCGTCTCGAACGCGGCCGCGAGCTGCGACCGCGCCCCCTGGGCGCGTGCCATGGTGTTCTCCTGAGGTTGTTGCGGTCAGGCCAAGGGGTCGGCCGTGGTGTAGTGCAGGATGACAGGTATCACAGCCGCCTTCAGGCTCGCCGCCCCCTCGACCGGCAGATCGGCCGGCCGCGGCGCTTCCGCCTCGGCCCAGTCGCAAAGCCCACCCAAGGTGCGGTCACCGGCGAGCGCCGTACCGATGCTGGCGCAAAGCGCATCGAAATCGCCATCACGGTCGCTGCCCTGCACGACCGCCTCGATCTCGGCGCGGTGCTGGTAGTGGTAGGCGAGCGGCGACAGCGTCACCTCCGGCTCCCCCGGCTCGCCATCGCGCAGGATCAGCAGGCCCTCGGCCGGGACGCGCTCGGGCAGGACATCGCCGCGCAAGACGGTTGCGGGCAGCGCCGAGAGCCGCGCGTGCAAGGCGGCGAGGATGGTTTCGCGGGGGGTGGGCATCAAGGCCTCGGAGCGTCGAGATGGGTCTAGATGGGTCCGGTCAGTCGTCCCGGCGCGCCAGCTCTGTCAACCGCGCGGGCAGATCGCGCCGGCCATGCAGGAAATCGACGATGATCACCCGGTCGGGCTCATCCAGGAACACGATCAGATGCTCGCCGCAGCGGGTGAAACGCAGTTCCTCGGGCAGGCGCGGATCAATGATCTTGGCGCAGCTCTGCCATGGCGCCTCGCCCTGCGCGATCGCCGCGCAGCGGTCGATCAGGTCGGCCTCATAGGCCTCGGCCTGTCGCGGGCCGAATGTCTCGATGGTCCAGAGCGCGATGTCGAGGAGCGATGCTTCGGCCGCCCGCGTCAGACGCCACGGCTTGCCGCTCACAGCGCGGTCCGAGCGGCGCGGAAGGCCCGCCGGATGGCGTCCTCACCCGAGCCCTCGGCCAGATCGCCGCGCCGGGCCTCGTCGAGGCCGCTCTCGAGCCGCGCGAGCAAGGCGTCGAGTTGCGCCTCCTCGCTTTCCAGGAGCCGCAGCCCCGCGCGCAGGGCTTCGCTGGCGTTCTGATATCGCCCCGAGGCGACCAGGCGATCGACCAGCGCGGACTGGCTTTCGGTGAGGACGACGTTTCTCGTGGCCATGGTGCTTTCTCCTTCATTGGCAATATATGCCAATAAGGGGAAGCTGTCGACCATGGGCTTCAGAGGCGGGTTTCGAGCCAGTTCGCCACGATCAGCCCCGGCACGCTGTCGAGCGCCCGCTCGGCGTCCCGATCAAGGTTCAGCCGCTTCGGCAGCTTGACCTGCGGGACCAGCAGGAAGATCGGCACGGTGGCGCGGCCTCGGCCGGTCTTCGAGCGGGAAGCGACGCCGAGCCCCTTGGTGTTCAGCCGTCCGTCGGCCACCAGCAGGCTGGGGCCACGCCGGCGATAGACGAAGCGCAGGCGCAGGCCACGGCGGCGCTCCCATTCGCCCGGTGTCAGCTTCGCCCCGCGCCGCCCCTTGCCGGCGGCGGGAAGCGGGATCGCGAGCCAGAAGCCGTCGCGGGATCGGATCAGCGGGCCGGTGTCGTGGGCGCCGACGATGACCGGGGCTTTGGACCAGACCAGCGCAGCCGCGTTCAGGCTTTCGCCCGCCTTCGGGTAGGTCTGGCTCCGGATCGAGTTGGCAAGCCGCCGCCCGAGCCCGGCGCCGGTGATCTGGCCGCGCCAGGCGGTCTTGAGCCCGGTCCCGGCCTCGCGCATGGCGGCGGTGACGGCCTTCTCACCCGCTTTCACCTCGGCCGCCATGGCGGCGACGAGGTCGGGCGTGATGTCGAGTTTCAGCTTCATGCTGGCCGCAGATCGACAGTCCAGACCAGCCGCTCGCGGTCGCGGACGGGCTCGCCCTGGATGAGGAAGGCCTCGCCGTCGATCTCGATCCGGTCGCCGGGGCGCGGGGTCGGCACTTCCGCCACGCGCAGGTCGATACGGGTGGTTTCCGACCAGAGCCGCGCATCGCCAAAGTCGGTGATGGCATCGGCCTGTCGGGCGACGACGCGCACCAGAACAGGCGTGCCGCCAGCGGATGTGTAGATCGCTTCGCGGCCGATGTTGGGGTCATTGAACAGCGCATCCACGACGGCGGAGAACGCCGTCATCAGAAGCTCGCGTTCAGGCGCACCCGGCCGATCACGTCGCCCGCGCCGCCAGCGACGGCTTCGATGGCGACGCCGATCAGGGTATTTGCCGTGGCGGTCTTGGTCGCTTCCTTGTTGGTGTTGTCCCAATAGACCTTGTCACCGGCGGACCAGGCCTGAGAGGCGACTTTCTTGAGATCAAAGACACCTGTGAGCGCGACCTCGACGATCTCGGCGTTGGCGGCGTCCCCGGCGGCCACGCCGAAGATGGAGCCGACGAGCAGGCCGTCGCCGGAGGTGACCGCATAGGGCGCGGTGAGCGTGATGGTGTTGCCGGGCTGGACGTAGTTCTTCATGTGCGGGATCCTTTGCAAAGGGAAACGGGCGGCCCGGTTGGACCGCCCGTCAGGGTTCAGATGTCAGGAATGGCCGGGGTTACGCGCCCGGGTTCTTGTAAAGACCGCGCCAGTCGATCGCCTTGGCGCCGAAGTCGAGGCGGCACTTGATCTCGACGCCGTCTACGTCGAAGCCATTGCGCGTCTCGATATAGGCGCCCTGCTGGCCTTCCAGATAGGCGTATTCGATGGTGTCGATCTGGTTCGGGCTGGCCGCCAGGTACCAGGCGGTGGCACTGGCCGCATCGAGGCGCGGTTCGCTGATCGGGGTGAGCGTGCGGATCGATTGCGGCACGACGCTGGCGGTCGCGGCGGGCACGAGGTTCTGGGCGACCAGCTGCTCGGCCTTCAACTCCAGCGCGGCCGGCACGATCAGGAAGGCAGGCCGCACGTTCAGGACCGTTTTCTTGTCGAGGCCGGTCTGCTTGGCCATGGCCGCGCGGGCCGCGCCGACGGTGGTCACGTCGAGCGCCGCGCCGGTGCCCGCGAGGTTCTTGTGGGTGGCGTGGAACAGCGCATTGCCGTCGGCCATGGCCGGGTTCGCGGTGATGATGCCCCAGACCACGTCCGATTCCAGCTGGGCGATGGAGTTGCCGTACATCGCCGGGATACGGGTGAAGGCGTCGAGATCGTCGTTGATCAGCGTCTGGCGGGTGATGGCGACCACGCGCCCATAGGTCTTGACCTTGTAGCTTTCCTTGCTCTCGCCAAGCGTGCCGCGCTTGAACTCGCCGCTTTCGCCCACCTCCAGCAACTGCGGGGCCTCGCCAAGCTGGACCCGGTGCATGGCCTTGAAGTCGGTGGCCAGAACCTGGCGGCAGAACAGCATGAAGGTGCGGGGATAAGCCTCGTAGGCCTGCCGGAGCGTCTTGTTGGTGACGGCCGACAGGATCTCGGGGAAGTCGGACGTCGAATGCAGCGCCCGCGTTGCCACCTCGTCACGCGAGAGACCGCGCGTGTTCACGCCGGCATTGCCGAGGCTCTCGCGGGCCAGTTCCAGGAGCGTCATGCCGCGATATTGCCGCGCCGCATCTTCCAGTTCGAAGAG